CCCTCTTGGCATCCTTGCCGCGGATCAGGACAACATCTTTTTCCGCTGCGACATTCTCGTACATACCTGACTCATCATCCCAGACCGCGAGCAAGTGCAGCTCGTAATCATCCGGATGCGCTGCCAGGGGATTACCCTCGGCAACACGGTTCACCTCGTCGGTGAAAGCCCGCACAGCACCACCTGTGTGCGGCACATACATCGGCTTCATGTAACTCTGAACAGCCGAGTCCCACACTGAACAAACATGCAATTGAGTCATAAATCCCGCTTCAAACTACGGACTTTCGCTTCATGCACTTTTTCCCTCACGACCCTGCGATCATCCGTATTATCAGGTCGTGCGGACATTGCGCGCTTCTGGCGCGCAAATTCAACAGTATCTAAACGCATATCTCCACTGCGCTTAAATAACTTATCGTAATACTTAGGTGGAGTTCTCTTAACTCCATCCTGAACAACAAAGTCATGCGGATATACATCACGCATATACTTTTCATACCAAACAGCGCCAATACCCGGTTTCAAGCTCATAGCCGCATATTCCGGCTTCCGCTCCGTACACACGCCATCTTCGTCTATCGTCGCGTAAGCTGACGTCTTCGTCGCGCCAAGCGCTTTCTTCATAATATACCGCGCAGTATAACTCGCGGTCTTCGCATTCAAATCCTGCACAGATACCATACCGTGCCCCCATAAATCTGACAGTTCCTTACTGTCATAATATGGTTCCCCCGATTCCGACGTCCCCTTAATTACTCGGTCCTTAAAATCTATACCAAATAAGCACGCATGATAATGCGGCCTATCATTCAAAGGACCATATTCACCACACATATAAAAGCGAACTTTTCCCCTCTGCTTCCTCAAACGCTTCATAAACTTCTGATAATCGCTATGCTCTAAACTTCCATTGGGAGGTAAACAATCCCTCGCATATGTGAGGGTAATAAAACAGTTCTCATCCCACAGCGACGCCTCATGCATACAGCGCAGCGACCAATCACTAGCGCGTCGCATTCTGCAACTAATACACTGCCCACAGGGCAGTTCAATATCCCCAATAATGTCATAGCGACCCAACTCAGTAAAAACCACCCCATTAGGGGTACGAAAACCCTTAACGGGGTGATAACAACTCATAGCCGAATGCCCCCTCGCATCGGCGCACCTTTCACGTTCGCAAGCTTCGTCTTCGAAACTTGCTTCTTAAACTTCGAAGCACTCTTTCTCTTGTTCACATTCTTTCGAAACATCTCACTCTCCGGTTGAAAACCTTTCAAACCACGCACGGTGTTCTACTCCGTGCGGCCGATAAATGCCAGGGTTTGGGGGCGGCTAGCCCCCATCAATAGCCAGACCCTGGCGCCTCCACCAAGACGCCCGCGGGCTCGTTCTAGCCCTCCCGCCAGCCGTCTTCGCACTCAAAAGCCGTCTTTTTCTCCCCCTGGATCAGTTCTTGCCTTGTCCTTAACTGATCCAAGTGACACCAGTCACGCTACCCAGGTCATCAGAGCAGCTCTGTGACCCAAATTTCATCCCGCTCCTCCCTTGAGAAAAACTCCGCCTTGAACTCCAAGGCGACCTCGTAGGGATTGACGACATACCGGTGCTCACGGTCCCTCGCCCACCAGTCCAGGACGACCTCGGGGTCCTTGTGCTGGAACAGCACCTCTCCGGTCGTGGCCAGCCTCACGCACCGGATACGGCCTTGCCCGGCCATTACATCAGCTTCTGAATCAGCGCTGCCGCATCCGCGATCTGCTTCTCACGGATGCCGCGGATCTCGCTGTGCTTCGGCTCCGCATCCGCGGCCCGTCTCCAGCTCTTCTGCAGCAACCCCATCGCATGCTGCAACACCACGCGTTCACTGATCGAGAGAACATCCGCCACAGTCGGGGCCTTCACTTCTTTGTCCGTTGCCATCTTAATCTCCTTTGGGCTATGCGCCACATGACGCATAGCCATCTTAACAAAACTAAAACCCTACTGCAATGTCAACATCTACTTCGTTTCACGTGGAACAAGCTTAGCAGCCAGCTCGTCAACCGCTTTGACAACATCTCGCGTTACTTCCGGGGCCGGCGGCACTAAACCAAGCTTCACGGCTTCATCACGATTCTTTCCGTCATCAAGGAACTTCATCAGCTCCTGCGGGTCTCCGCCAAATCGCTTACGTAGGTACGCAGGCAATTGCATAAACGACGCCTCGGCCTCCCTAACAGCGTTCATTGCCGTATGAAAGTCATTCACTCCGGTAAAATCACCACTCATCGGTGCCTTATAACCCTGTGGCACCTGCCCAGTCAGACCAAAACGAGCGACAATCACGTTAATATCGCATTCCTCCTTATGCGCTTGCTGTACAACGCAATCTTCCTCGCTACACACTGTCGCGGTTTCACGTGAAACCTTATCGCCAAGTCCATCATTACCCGTACGAAACTTGATAACCATGACTACCTCCGAAGGGCTCCAGCCCCATTAAGCAACTGTAGGAACATCTTCAAATACGGACTTATTTGTCCGATATCTTCATAAAACTTCTCATCCGCTTGTGCGCGCGGAATATCCATCTCCTTTAATATGGCCTCGGCCTTTCTGCGTCGAACGTCAGCAGCAAAAGCACTGTTTACTACCTTACCGTCCGTTCTCCGCCCTTCATTCAATTCATCCTGAATTCGACTTGTTTCCCAAAAAGTCTTATCCGCCTCCTTTGCGGTTTTATCCGTCTGGAAAGTAGTATTCTTGAGATTCGCAGCCGCAATCGCTGAATTTAACGTTTGGTCCATAGTTTCGGAACGTACCTTCGCTGTCTGTGCTTCAACGTTCTCGATCTGCGCACGATTAAGCGCAGTCTGTTGATATGCCGCGATCGTAGCTGCACTTTGTTGCGCCGAACCCATTCCCGCGACAACTGGATTCTCAGTCTTCGCCATCGCTCCCGCTGGAGTGGAAGCACCCCCTTGGGAAACGGCAAGCATGGGATTAAGACCCGCCGCCTTGAGATCAGCCACGGAGCGTTGATAGGAAGTATTCGACATACGTTCCTGAAAAGCCATTTGCTCGCGCGCCAACATAACATTCTGTTCATTGGTATCTTTCTGCGCTCGGCTCGCATCAAAGCCCCCGCCGATTCCGGCGCCGATAGCCGCGCCCATCGGTCCCCCCGCAAGGAAACCGGCACCGCCACCTATTAATTGTCCAAGCATATGACCTCAGAAATGATCAATCAAACCAGGAACGGAATACAACGGCATCGGCCTTGCACACTGCATATCGAAGAAACTATCGAATATGAAATGCGGAGCGTTAGAACCCGCCGCCAAGATTCTCGTCATTGGCGGATTCTCGGAGATGAACTCATTTCCCAATGTCGGCGCACCCGTATTGAAATACTGCGCCAAATGCCACGCGTCTAGAGTGCCAGACACGTAACTTTTAAACTCACCACTAATTTGCGATGGTGAGTAACGGTATTCGGCCCATCGCTCCTGATAACCAAACACTACTTCATCATTCGCAGTGCCATTTGAGAAAATCTCCTTACGCAAAACAGCCTGTTCACCGAGATTAGCGAACGCCGGGAAATAATAGTCGTAGCGCGTTGACCGACTCCACATCTTTCGCAGTCCTTGCTGATACGTCAAATCAGCTCGCACGCAAACCATACCAATCACAAACCCGTGCTCGGTAAAACTCTGCGTAAAACCATGACGGTTAGCTAACAGCGTCCCAACAGCCGCCAAGTTACCAAGCGGTGTGTCACTACCATCCAACGCAGTAGCGGAACTCTGTACTACCGGATTCACAATCAGCGGGGTAGAACCGCCGCCAAGATATTCAGGACGCTGTAAGCGAGCATCAGGAGATAGCACACCAAAATGAGCACGGATAAGTTCCGTATAACGCGTACCGCCACGTGCATCACGCTCAAGTAACCTTTGGATCTGGAAACTCGTACGCAACTGATTAATAGTTGCCGCCGTAGCTTCCGACAAATCTGCATATAAGTTACTCGGCGCCAAATCATTCGCAGTTCCCATCGTAATAGCAGTTGTGCTAGCGCCAACTTCACCCGCATTGACAGCCAATGCCACGTTATTCGGCGGAGCGGTACTATCCGCAGCTCGGCGTAAATACATCGGAAACGGTGTCGTTCCCGGATCATGTGCAACCTCCTGAGTATATACAGGCGCCGACGTTCCGAGCGGCAACGTAATTGCCACATTCCCCTTCTGCGGCCACGGCAAACAACTGGTAAAATAATCATGGCGCTTACCGCGTCGCATGATGTTAAAATCAGCTTCCACATCACCCGTATCGGCTGTATTAACTTCAACCGGGGTCTGCAAATTCTCGTCCCGGAACCACTCATTGTAAATCAAATTGTAAGCACGAAAAGGCAACGAATTTACCTCTAACGTAGAAGCCGCATCCGTCTGCCCGAAACAAGGAATACCAAAGTAATCATATATCGAATTATTATCGAAACCCCCTGTGCCAGACGTGACAGTCGGCACTACAAAACTAATCGAATCCGTGGGGTCTTTTTGTTCCCCCATAAACTTAACCCAATTATCCCAGACCAATCGATTCGGCACAAAAAAGAAAAAACTATCCAAATACATATTGTCCATAATCGGGAAAATCGGTGTACTCAAACGAGCAAAAGCCGTCATCTTGACCCGAAACGTATCGCCCGGCAATATTTCTTCGCAATAAACCGGAATCAATTCCCCAGCGTTAAACGTCGTCTTATGCGCCTTCTGGATATTAAAACTCGCCCGCGGTATATCAGCTCGCGGCACCATTGCAAACTGATGAACATTCACACTCTTGTTACGATGCATCATGATCAAAACTCCGTCCAAAAAAAAGCCGGCAGTAGCCGGCTTTTAAGCTACTTAAAGCGAAGTAGCACGCTCTTACGCCCTCTTGGCATCCTTGCCGCGGATCAGGACAACATCTTTTTCCGCTGCGACATTCTCGTACATACCTGACTCATCATCCCAGACCGCGAGCAAGTGCAGCTCGTAATCATCCGGATGCGC